ATTATCTTTAGTTTATTTACACCAGAAGGAACCGTCCAAGCATATTGTCCACAATTTAAAAATTGTTTACTACCTTCCACCGGTGCTACTGGCGTTGTGCCTGTGCCAGGATTTACAACAGTTGGTGGTTGATTTGGAGTGGATGGTGCCGGTGACGCTGGTGGGCACGAATCACCAACAGTATTTAAATATACCCATCTACCATTATTTTTGTAAAATTTGAATACCTTAATACATGAAAAATGAACACTAGGTTTTGAATACCTAATATAATTCATAGTTCTGTTCATAAAAGTTATTTCATTAGATTTTTGTATTTGAATGTTGTCTGGATTATTAGTGCTATATAAAAATAAATTTACGTTAACTAAAGTTTTTTCTAAAAATTGTGCAGCAGGAAAATTCGTGTCTATATAACTTTTTGCCAGATTTATTAAAGTCGATTGACCCGTACCTTGTACTGGAGCGTTCAAACTGCGGTTTTGTAAATTAGATACATTAACTTGATAGGTGACTGAAAATTCATGTCTTGTCCAATAAGCGCTTAAAGTGTTCACTGCACAATAAACTGTATTATATCTAAAAGGGTTTTCGTAAAGTTTTGCCGCAAAAATTAGATCTGGTATAATAGCAGTGAGTTCATTAAATGCTGTTGCATAGTTTGTAGAACCTTCAAAACACTTACTAGATATGTTGCATTGTAATGTATCTAAAGAAAGTATGTTGAAGTTGTGTTTACCAGCAGAATCTCCTACACAATCTTGCGGAAATATTTCATATGTATGATTTAATAATGACATAATTATGCTGTTAGAAATTTTTCAAATTGCCATGTACAATTTCTAATACGGTATACAATTCCTATTATATTTAGAGATTCTCTTCTTTCTGAATAGCTCATTGTTACATTAGCATCTATTTTACTTCGGCCGTAGCTTAATCCAGCAGGTGCTGGCTGTGGTATATATGGTGGGTTATTATACCAACATTGTACGTCTTTACATTGGCTACAAGAATTACTATATCTAGGACAATTAACATATCCCCATCCACAAGGCCCTCCTCCAGAATAATAATTCCAACAAGTTACGCAAACTCGTCTAGGATTCGTTACACAAATTGTAAAGTCTGTCAAATACGTTTCAATATTAATCGCATTTAATGATTGAGTAAACGGCATTGCATATACAACTGCTAATTGATTTTCAACATACACAGGTGCTGCTGAAAATTGTTTTGTACCATCATCTCCAGGAAATCTTTGTTCTCTATCATCTATTCTATCACCATCTGAATCGATAAAATCTTGTGTTACTATTGTTCCTGGTGGTAAATTTAATCTTTGACCATAAACTCCAGGGTAGTCACCTCCGCCTGGATATATAGGAAATGCATTTTTTAAAAATTCAGTAACGGTTACAACGTTTTCGGATGTAAACGGATCTGGGAAAAAATCTGGATAAAAAATTGTAATAGGTTCAATCCATTTAGCACTGTTTGCCTCAACTGTTGTTACCATGCTTAACCATTTAGCACTATTATTGCGAGTTAATGTTACTATTTGATTCCAATCTGATTTATAGAAGTTATAATAGTCTATTAAAGGTTCCCACATCATAACCGCGCTAGTGATAATGCTGTTAGTCCATACGTCTAGGTTGTAATAGTTATTATTAACTGCTGATAAAGAATCACCAATTGTTTCACTACTTAATAAAGGTTTGAGGGTGTATGACATACTTTAATTAAAAATAATTAGTGACCGTCCATGATGTTGGAGTTTTCAATAATCCTACTCGAATTATTCTTGCAACGTGTCTATCTACAGAACTTCTTGCTAAGCCTATTTGCAACGTTCTACCATTTTGACCAGCACATGCTATTGAAGCATTTGCTCCTACGGATCTAGTGGAGCAGTAGTCCATTCCATTAAAACATCTACCATTCCAGTTACATCCTATACTTGGTTTAGCACAACCTGTGCAAGATATGCTTCCTCCTCCTCCATTGGGTGTACAAGGTTCGTTTAAAGATCTAAAAAATGAATATGTAAAATTAAAATCTGCGTAAAGGTTGATGTATAAAGAAGATTTTTGCCCGTCAATATAATCTCTTATAGGAAAGTTGACGTTCATCCACGGAATTATAATGTTTGATTTTTGGCTATCTGAATACCCATACCATGTATTAATTTCTAACATTCTTGGATAATATACTGTAAAGTCTTTCGTCCAATTTGCACTTAAAGAGCTTACAGTGTTATATGCCGTTGTCCAATCAGCTGTATATTTTAAAACGTTATCTGTGGTTGTAACCCATTTTGAACTGTTTGCGGCGAATACACTAAAAATACGATTCCAGCTTTGACCTGTTCTTTCTAAAAATATTAAACCGGCAGACAAACTTGCATAGTTATAGTTAATATAATTAAAAGACGTTCCTAAACACTGTCTCTCATCAATTAGATAAGTGTTTGAACAAGATATGTTAATTTTACCCGGTATTGTCGCCATATTACATCCAGTTTATTTTATATAAAGAAGTATGAGCTGGTGCTAATTTATGAACACTGTTTTTAATGGCATCTTCTATAAGCACTTTTACTTCTTGTGGAACGTTTAAATTATGAACGTTTATGTTGTAGTATTTGCTTTTACTTCCTGGGAGTTGCATTTGGAACCAATGTTGTATTTCTTCAATATAATTACGAGTCCCCGTCTGCATATTCCATAGTAAATCTTTACGTCCTTCTATTAAATCTGAAGAATAGTATAATTGCTCTACTTCTCCATCATTTAAAGATTTAGCATACATTCTTAAATCTGATATTCTTCCTATAAATTTATATCCATCATCTACACCTATTACATCATTTAAAGTTGAGTTACGTATAGAAGCTGCTCCTAATTGTAAGGGAGATCTAAAGTCATAATATAATTGATATATACCAGGGGAAAAAATTCTTTCTGTAACTTTAATAGAGTCTATATAATAACGAGCAAATCCGGTAGTAGCATCAAAGGTTAAACATATATGATGCCACCCACTTGTTAAACCGCTCACAGGATAGTTGAGAGAAAGAATTTGAGAGTTAAACCCTGTAGGCTCTGCAATTTTAAGCTTCCAACCTAAACGTTTATTAAAAAATCCATATTTACGTAGATATTGATATCCTGAAAAATCGCCATCGGCGTAAAAAAGAGGAAGATCTTGAGTTTGTGCCAACGAACGTAATTCTAATTTTGCTAAGATATTTCCTCTATCATTAATTAAATATGCTTCATTATCTCTGGTGTCTATTAAAACCAATAAATCTTTTGATATCGGTTTATTATCACAGGCTCCTACTGTTGCTGGAGGTTTAACAAAATTAATGTATCTAAATCTACCGAATGCCGGTGAAGATAAACACGGGTCTTCTGGTATACCAGATCGTCTACTAACTCGGATTGTAAATTCAATAACACCAGAACTATTAATTTTGGTCACAGAATCTTGGCCGTGAGCTAACCAAATATTATTATTTGAATCAATTGAAATTTGTTGTGTAGCTCCTATATTAGCAAAAATAGTATTGTTCTTATATAAATTTGAACCTACCATGTACCACAAATTATTATCATTATCTATAACAGAAGTATTGCCATTGGTATATATTAAATTATTGTTTAGATCTATTTCTATTCTTTCTCTTTGAGCTGGTGTTGTTGATACACTATTGAAAGTACCGTTAGGATTTAGCCTGGCGGTTCTACGGGCATTTCTATCATAAATGTAATAATTGTAATTACTATCCATTTCAACTTGTGAAATAGCGCTAATACCAGCTCTCAGTGTTAAATTTATAGTAGTAAACGTTTCGTCTCTTCTACCATCTGGATAAAATCTATAATAAGTTAAAGAGGATTGATCAAATATTGTATAATTTAAATCTGGAGTTCTTAATATAAAACGAGGCCCACCTGTAGCAGACATTGAAGGTCTTATTAAGGTTGTCTTAGTATTTGAAACTGCATTAAATCTATAATTGATATTATAAGCAATTCCGTCTGTGCTGTTGACTATAGTGAATAGAGGAGCTGTCAAAGCACTATCGTTAATTAAACCAAATCCACTATTATAGTAATTTCCAAATATTTGGTTCCCTTCAATGTTAGACCAATCTTCTGCATATACCCATAGTGAAGTGGTTAATCTGGTCGGTTGTAATAATATGCTCCTTGCGGGAAAGGTAGCATGGTTAGTTCCGTTTAAAATTAAAAATTCTCCATTTGTAAATCGGTTTGCATCAAAATTAAAAAATACGGTTCCATCGTTATTATAATTCGACACATCTTGTAGTGTATCTGTATTCCAAGCACTGATTTGTAAAATTTTTGCTCCTCTTTCTAAGCTAGGGTCTTCATCTAAATGTGTTAAAAACGCTTTACTAGTTTCTTTTCCAGCATGGTGATAAAGATATAAAACGCCTGGATATAAAATCATATCAGATACTACGTCATAACTATATGTTTTAGTCATGTCTAACCTGTCATTATAAACCATCACCTTTGCACTTAAAGCGTCATCTAAGGTGTAAAAAGCGGCATTATAAAATCTATCCATCCAAATTTTAGATCCACCTGGTGTTCCCGACAACCAAGAACATAACCAAGTATTGGAGTATTGGGTAACATTAGGAGGTTGTGGTATTCCAGGTATATCTTCTTGATAGTCTTTATGTTTTATATAAATTCTATCAGACGTATACGGTACCTGACCAGCAATTGCTCCGTCTTCTATTAAACCAGAATAGACATGAGACGGGTTAGAGCTTTGAGAATTGAGAGGAATAGGTTCTGATGTAGGAGGAAAATGAAAAGCTACGTCCGAATCAGTAGGAAATGTGATTAATGAAGTATCTGCTTCGTATGCGAGATATACATTACTGTATCCTTTAGTTTGATTTGTACCTGAGAATATTTTGGTATAATCTCTTCTAATACTATTTTCAGGATAAATGCCTTGTGGGGCTATACTGTAATTATATTCTGGTGTTTGATAGTTTTTGAGACCGTGTATTTGCAATGGATATAATACTCTGTCTTCACTATAGTTAGGATACTCATAAGGAAATATTCCTAGATAGTTTTGATAATATTTTTCACTAGAATATGCTTTATTAATTTTTAAATATTTTTCTACAGCTACGGGGTTTGTTTCATACTCTACTAATTTACTATCAACTACACTAGTTGGTTCTATATCTTTAAAATTTACAGATGAAAATCCTAATCGATAAACCGCAGATAAAGGAGCATTTCGCCCTATCGAATAATAAGGTGCTAATCCGTATATGTTATTAGGATATCTAGCAACAACTTCTGTATAGTCTGTTCCTGATTTGAATAAAGTTATTTCATTATTACCTAAAAAGTAATCGAATAATTGAGCACTTCCTAACGGGCTTATTTTGGTTTTAAATGTTAAACCAAAATTTGACATTGATTCGCTAGTTAAAAATAAACCATCTGGAGATTGCACCATTACTTTGGTGTCATCCTCCATGAATATAAATTTTAATGTATTAACAGAATCTATTCTAATACTTGAGGTTCTTGCTAAAACTGTTGAACCAGTGTTGATAGTTGATAGAGATATAGAAAATCTACTAAAAACATCATATAAAGGGGTTTCTATCTCTGTTAATGTTTCTACTACATCTGGAGTTTCGTTTGAAACAAAAATACCCGTATTATTAAAAACATTAGTTAAAAATAAACCGGTTTTCCTGTTGAAATTTAAATCTTTACCTTCTTTAAGAGCATTGAATGTGTTAAATTCCATGCCATTGTTAAAGTATATAGTTTGTTTTGTTAAAGAGTAATCACTACCAACAACATTAAAATCTATAGGTCTCCAATAGATTGTGGATAAAGCATATGAATTAATACTTGTTGGCATTTATAATATTTAGAGAAAACGACCAAATTAATAGTCACTAAAAGCGTAAGTTGGTGGGGTAAAGTTTGTCGTGTATCTTGCTACGCCTTTCGTAATTCTAATATCATCTATATACCCGTCAAATGTTCTGACTGCAGGTGCCGGATAAAAAGGATAATGACCTATAGCTACGAAATTGCCTAATCTTACCGGATTTGAACCACCTGTCCTGGTTGTTGTAACATTAATACCACTAGTATAAATGTTTATAGTTCCGTTTTGTCTTGTTACAGCAATATGTGTCCATGTGCTGAGTGTTGGTCTTGTTGTAGATGCTACAGTGTTGTTCCATGTAGTGTTCGAAGCACTGTAAAAATTTAAGAAATGATTAACTTCTGTTGTTAGTAACCATCCGGTTTGATCTCCGGCTACGTATGAAGACATAAGAGGTTGATATCCTATATTATTTTCTCTAAAAAAGAACCATCCTTCTATTGTAAAATCGCCGGTTCCTAAATTGAATACTGATGGTATTGCTGAGGTTCTTAAAGAAGTTGTAGCAGATCTATTAAAAAATGCGGAGGCGTTGCCGTATCTGAATCTTGCGGTGTCTATCATAACAAACCCAGCTGTGAGCATTTGAGCATTTGTTGGTGAATTGTCTATAAACAATCTAGAACCACTTACTCCGTCCATGTGTAATAGTAAAATATTATTATTGAAATACGGATCTGCGGGTGGTCGTAAAACCAACGGTATCTCTTCATAGGATATCTTTTCTGCTTTACTTTCTGTAGTTGAAGTATTAAAATACGGCAAACAAGTATTGCATTCGATTATATCATAATTTTCATTGTCTTTTAAATTTAAACTAACAATGCCTGGTAAATTTTTATCATTCTTTATTAAAAATGATATATTAAAAATATATGTATCTGGGTTATATGTAATTTTAGGAGTCTCTATAGTATATAAATTATTACGCCAATCTGCTCCGGTTTTGGGTTGTAAAGTTATTTGATAAGCTGATTTATAGGTTGTAATGCCTTGAGTACAATCAAATATGTTAAAGGTCAAAAAGAATTGAAGGGCTGATAAGTTTGAATATGAAGTATATCCTTTATAGACGTCTATGATGTCTGTGTAATATATTTTATTTTTACTTTCAGAAAACCAATAATCTAAAGGGCTAGAACATATGGGGTGGAATAAATTAGATTGGTTGTGGGGGAGCAATTGTCCATTTTCAGCGTATATTTTTTCAAAAATACTTCCTGCGGTTGTTGTTATGTGTAAAGTATCATATATAACATCAAAATTAGATACACTGTTACTAGTCAAATCATTATAAAAAGTTTCTGATACTGTATCATATTTTATATAAATTGAAGATAGTACCTGATTAGCTGGATATCTTTCACCATTAGGTGCTCGCATCCAAATCTCTCCGTTTGATTGTAAATCGTTATAAGTTAACATAATTAAGCTGGGTCTCTGTTTGGAAGTGCAGATACTTCTCCAACCGTTGAAATATTTGCTATAGTGTTTATAGACGTAACCTTTTCATCTTCATAAGGTTCTAATAATCTAAACGTTCTATAATTCATAATACTTTGTACAAATTGTTCTTGAGGTCTTAGTTTCCAATTTACACTTACCGGTAAAAAATAATTAGGATTAGTAGTTTCAAATATATAAATCAAATCGTTATTAGGACCATACATACGGGTAGAGGCTAATCTAATATCCCTAAAAACTCCGATTGCGCTATTTGCAGAAACTATGTTAGGGCTAGACAATCTTAAATTAATAGTGTAAGGGTATGCTTGGGGTTCACTAAATTGATATGCACTTATTCTTACATTATAATTTTGAAATGCATTTTTAGTATTGTAAGATTTTATTTGTCTAAAATTTCTAGGGTCACCAGGTTCTGTTAAAATAGGGTAGTTACCACTTACAGATCTAAAAAGAGTTGAATTTGCAGGGAATAATGTTTGTGTATGAGAAGACCCGTCACCAAAGTCGTAGTATATCTTATATATTTTATTTGTACAATTTATACCAGAAGGATTTATAACTAGAGAAAATGGGGCGGTAGCAGTTAAAGAAAGCGTACCAGAAGTAGTTAAAAATATAGTAGAGGTATATTCCATTTATTATATTTATTGTAACAAGTTAATATACACTTGTAGATATTAAGCTATTTTTCTAGCTAATATATAAGATCCGGCTAAGGTTGTTGCAGTTCCTGCTACGCTATTTAAAGCGGTTTCTAAGGTTAAATTACCTGCTGTACTTGTTCTTATAATGCCTTTTCGTGTGTATGTATGGGTTGCAGCTGCTGCGCTAGTTTGCGATGTTGCGTTGACTGGTAGAGTAGTTCCTTGATAGGTTACACTATTAGTAGTCGTTGCTGCTGAAGAATAATATTGTTCAGATATAGCAACTACTGCTGTAGCACCACTATATCCATACTGAACCTTAGAACCTCCGGTTGTTGTTGTTGATATTACTGCTATAGAGTTGATCTCATATGTTGTATTTGCTTCTAAGGTAATTGTCGCTATTGCTGTAAATGTGTTATCTGAATCTGCAGCAGAGTTGGCTGTTAATGCTTGGTCTACTATATTACCGTATCGAGTATCTCCTAAGGAACCTGTAATAACTGAACTACTATCTACATAAGTTTGATTTGGTGCAGTTACACTTGGACTGCTTATGGTTGTTAAGTTTGAAGCTGTGTTATTTCCTATGGTTGTTGTAACTGCTCCAGTGCCGGTGTTGATATTAGTTGTTGCACCGGTGCCTGAGTTGATATTAGTTATACGACCTGTAGTGGAGTTAATATTTAAAGTACTTCCAGTTGTAATTGTTGCTGTAGAACCGGTTGTTGCTGTTATAGCACCTGCTGAACTATTGCCGATCGAAATTGCACCTGTTGATGTTCCAGTATTAATGTTGGTGTTGTCTGCAACACTAGCGTTGATGGAAGTATCACCGGCTACGACTACTGTTGCGGCTGCATTACCAATAGTTACAGTACCTGTAGAACTTCCGGTATTAATGTTGGTGTTGTCTGCAATACTAGCGTTGATGGAAGTATCACCGGCTACGACTACTGTAGCAGACGCATTACCAATAGTTGCAGTACCCGTTGAAGATCCTGTATTGATATTAGTGTTATCTGCAATACTAGCATTGATGGAGGTATCGCCAGCGACCACAACTGTTGCTAATGCATTGCCAATAGTTGTAGTACCTGTTGAAGTTCCTGTATTGATGTTAGTGTTACTATTAATCGAAGTATTAACATTGGTAGGTCCATCAATTGTTGTTGTGCTGGATGCGTTGCCTATACTTGTATTTTTACTACCGGTTCTATTAACTTGGGTTGTACCTAAAACTGTGGTATTACCGTTGACGTTTATATTTGTAGGAGTTGCACCATCTTGACCGACTGTTACGGTAGTCGAAGGAGTTGTTGTATTAACGTTGGTATTACTATTACCAGTTACGTTAAGATCTACTTCTCCTTCAACCCACATTTCACCTACAGCACTTAATGCTTTACCATTGGTTGCCACATTTCCTATAATAGATAATTTTGCACTATTAACTAATTGAGCTTGAGTTGTGTTGATACCTACATTACCACTGGTCGCACCATCTACAATAAACGAGGCTATTCCAAGACTTACATCTTTATCATAACATACTAAAATTGGTTGAGCACCTTCTTGTATAACAGTTGCAGCCGCATCTGTACCTTTGTTCTCAATGTAAAGAGAACTAGTGATAACGACTTTGGTATCTAAATAAGACATTCTTCCAAGAGTTGATAAATCTCCGGTAATTGTAACTCCACCATCGAAATATGAGTTACCATTAACTGCTAAAACTGGTGTAAATGGAGTACCTACTACATCCTTCTCCATTGGAATACAATAGATACCAGTTCTACTATTAAGGACGTTATACCCACCTCCTCCAGTTGAAAGAGAAACCATAGGGCTGCTAATCATGGCACCAGCTGACATACCTTCAACATAAGTGCCTGTAAGAGAACTGTATATGTAAGCTCCTAGAGTATTACTAAACGCAGAAATTGCAGTTCGGTAAGAATATGCTTCTAAAGCAACTGTATCACCAAATGCAGATATTGCTCTAAAAGGAGAATATACTTCTATACCAACGTTGCCACCATATGCTGATATTCCATCATTTCTAGAATAAACCTCAATACCTACTCTAGAGCCTTGAGCAGAGATCGCTGTACTAGCAGAACCAAATTCTCCAGCAATATAAGGAGAATATGCAGATATTGCCCTACTAGCAGAAGCAAACTCTCCTCCTATAAATCCACCATAAGCAGAAATCGCTCTAACTATAGATTCTGCTTCTATAGCAATTCTATTACCTTGCGCGGAAATGGCTACATTATTCGACCAAATGTCTAAACCTATATTTGAAGCGGTTGCAGAAATTGCTCTGCCTGTTGTGCCGATAGAAGCATCTATACTCATTCCAAGTCTTTCGGAATATGCAGAAATTGCTAAGGAATTAGATTTAATTTCCATACCAACTCTTGGGGCTTGAACAAATAAACCGCGATAACCTGCTATAGCGCAGAGAGAAGTGTTATTAGAAAAGAAACCTCCAGCATAAGAACTTAACGGAGCCCAGCAACTTAAAGTGCCAAATAAAACAAATTCTCCTAGAAAAGGTTGCTGTTGGCTGGCTATAGGGTCATGCCCTGCATCTGGATTAGTTGGATTTGTGTAGGTGTGGTGATTCCTACGATGCCATTTACTGTGAAATCTATTGCTCATATTATTCTCAAGTCTCTGATTTTATCAGGAACCGTTCATTACTGAAGGTTACTAATCTTGAATTTATAATATTTATCCTAACCTTCTTAAAATTATGTAAAATCTTTACAACAATCAGAAGTTGCTCTTCCCCATATTTTTGAAGGGGCATAATTGACTGGGAAATTAAATTTCAATTCGTCATATGTAATGGGGTTTATACCACATACACGAATTAAAGGTAATTTAAGGTTATAACAAGATGTCGCTTTCCATGACCAACAGAACGCTTCGGGACACCCTTCTGTCGTGTCTGATCCTGTATTAGTTACAGTTAAAATGTCTGATAAGATGTTTAAGCTATTATACAATTTAATTAATTCTTTGTTGATGGATTGAGGAATATGTAATTCATTTACTCCCACAAATAAAGTTTCATTTTCTACGTCTGTATCTAAAACTGGTAAACTGTTAGCTGCTATAGGTTCCAATGTAAAATATGATATTGCTCCTATATCTGTTATTTCAGTTTTAATAACAAATTTAGAATTCATATTATCTCTAAAAGTTTTCATATTTTGAGCCATACGTTTTAAAGCTCTATTGTAAACTGTGTCTTGTGCCATTTCTTGACGCTTTACTAATATTTGATCCTTACTCCAGTAGTGTGTAGGTAACCCTTCACCTATTTTAAATATTTCTAAAATATCTTGAGTTTTAATAATTGAATTAAGTGTTGAAAACAATACATTACGGTTAGGCGCTACTGTCGCGTCTGTAAATCCGTTAATAGAAGATGAATCTGGTATATTCAATATTGTTAAGAAATATCCTGTAGCTGTATATTTAAAGATTTGGCTTGAGGTGACTATGTATAAAAATTCTCCTGGTTCATCTAATATCAATTTAACATTTGGTGAGAATAGTCTTGCACCAACCATAAGAGCTTCTAATTCTGGTAAAATTAAAGTCTGAATAGGTTCGGGTTTAAAATATTCAAAAATGTGTAATTTATAATCGTCGGTTAATACATATAACAATTGAGCTGGGTGGGCTACTATTGCGATTGGTCGTGTTGTATCAAAAACTGTAGAGTAATACGTATACAACCAGTTTAAATCGGCATTGTAATGTTTAACACAATAGTTGTTAAAATCTAATACAAAAATATTATTAGAGTTGTATACTACCTCAGAAGGTGCATTGAATTTATTATAATCTTGACGATAACCAAATCCTCCTATAGCATTTGACACGTTGAGATAAGATACAGAAGAGGTTATATCAACATCAAATTTAAATACTTGGTTTTTTGATAAATCTACCGTATAAAGTTTTAACCCAGTCTCATCTATAGCTAGAGATTTAGGAGTTACAAATAAAGCGGTAATTTGACTCATATTTGTAAAGCGAGCTTCAACTGGAATATAACCAGAAGATAAAGCTCTTATCCTCAATCCGTCTAATACAAATATATGGTCTGATGACGCCGCTAATCCGTTTATTTGAGAGAAGAAAGATGTTGGCTGTTTACAATTTGGACGAGGATTATTGCAATTTATTGCACCTGTTGCTGCCGCCGCATTTAAATAATAATTATTACCATAGGTTTGAGTAAACCATCTTATACCTTGAGATAATAAATTTTGATTTGCTCCTAACCATCCATAATAAATTGTTGGAGCATCTGTATTAATTGTTCTACTGTTGTTTTTAAGGTATTCAAGATTGTCGTAAATACGACTCATAGCTGTATTGAAAATATCTAAATCTCCCCACTCGTTAGGTTGTATTTCAACATCGTCTATACTATAAGGCAGAGTTAACCTAGTTTCGTCTAATATGCGAACATCCTCTTGATTGTATTCTGGCCAAGACGATTTAACTATTACTGGTATATTAAGATTAAAGCTTCTTACAAATCCGTTAAGATAAACAGCACTATATGCCGCGTAAAAAGTCCCTACTCTGTTAAATTGGTAATAATAAAAACCGGATGGCATTACCATAAACGTCTCTTCTTCTCCAAAATTAACAAAATACGTAGAAACCGTGGTAGTTGGTGATAAATTAATTGGATCTGGTGTACTAAACTGAACCAACACACGATTGCCGGTTGTTGTGTAGTAGTCTGAAAGATAAATTTCTGGATTAGTTGACGTACTATATGCGACTATTGTAGTCCATTGAGCATTGGCTGAAATTGATTGTTCTACGGTCCCCCATAAATCTCTATTCTCTTGATATTGAGTATTGTCGTAAGCATTAAACGTTGTAGGTTGTATTTTAACTGGTATTGAAGCCGAAGCCTTGATATAGATAGTATTAACAGAAGTACCAGATACATTACCTTCTGTATAAGGATCTCCTACATTTAGAAAATAAACATTTTGTAAACCGTTGATTGCTGGTACTGTTGCTTCACTAGTCCAATTGTTGGTTGATAAAATATATGTTACTGTGCCGAGACTTGGGATTTGTTCTGTCGGATTATTGTTTGAGCTAATAGTTTGAATGACTGAAATAAATCTATTATTATCAAGATCTATCGATGTGAAGACTGGTGTAAAAGTTAAAGACAGATTGTCGTATGGAATTACTTTAGGGCTGCGTTGTTGTAATCTGCCTGGCAATATTGTATTGAAATTTAAAGTTTGACCGTAATTCGGATAGGTCCAAGTTCGATTAAACGCATCTACATAAGTTGTGCCTAAAATTTGCGGAAATTCTTTACCATATGCTGTAATAGAAACTGTTAGACCGTTATTACTATAAATGTTCGGATAATAAGGAATGTCTAAGATGCCTGTTGAAGATGATAATATAGAAAATATTGTATTGTTTGCTTCAAAAAGATATCTATTGAAAAGGTTTGGAAAACTGGTTGATACTGCATACGTTTGTGTGTTTGATATTTTATTTGCATATGCTGTAGGTGCAGTAGCTAATGTGTAGTTTGCATTGTCTAATAATGTAAGATAAGGTCCCCCTTGCCAAATATATGTCGGATACAGATTAAAAGCTAAAGGAGTTGTAAATTCTCTAGCAGGTAACATATAAAATGTTGTATTAGCCTGTACACTATGCGCACTAGTCCATCCAGGAGCTATACAATTGATTGCACTTAATGAAACTAAATTTTCTCTTCTAATAGTACCTGTTGCTAAATTAAGTCTAAAAAATACATCAATACCTGATGCAAATGAATTTGTTGATACTAATCCTGCTACATTGTTACTAACACTCCATACTATAGAACCATTTGAAGGTACTACTATAGTTGGGAGAATGTCTCTGTTGCCTGTCAATGTAAAACTGTTACTACTTGAAACTGCTCTAGTAACAACATTTATACCCTTTCTAGTATCTGCTATAATAGGTTGTAAACCGTTTATATAGGCTGTTGTAAAATCTGTATTAAAAATAGAAGGGTCTGGAAAATCATCAACATCAAATCCGTAACTGCCTTCTATAGGAGGTATGTTAGCAAAAGAATATGCGGTTATATTGACTCTGTGAACATTTGGAAATAAATTTGCAAATGCTGGTGTGATATTAAAATTAAGCGCGCTAATGTTTTGTGATAGGCCTTGTTCTCCAAGAGTGAACGTTCCAGATTGACCTACATAAAACGCTTCAATAGGTTGCTCTTCTGCCAAAGTAAGATTGTCATAAGTCCATGCCCAATTCATGGAAGTATTAAGAGGTATTTCATATACTCTGTCTTTATATGGCACAGCTGCTGTGAGTCTTATAGTTCTAGTAGCATTTAAATTGTTTAATGGTATAGCAGGACCAACTAAAAATCGATTTTCTGCGAAAAAGTTAAACAACCCAGAGTTTGAGGTTACAGAGGTTGTAATATTATATTTTTGCGAAGAAAGGGTGATTACTGTTGGTTGTGGTCCAAACCCAGAAACTCTTACAGTCCAAGTAGTTTCATTAAATAGGATCGCACTTAAATAAGGGATAAATTGTATAGGATTTTCGTCGACGTCTATAGAATTTATAGAAGTATATTGACTAGTAGGACTTATAGTCCAAGAGATGACACTATCTGTTAAATCACGATAAGGGTAAAACTGTTCTGCATTAATAAAAGAGGCGTCTACTTCTATAAAATCCTCTCCTTCATCTACAATATTAATAGTGAAAGGAGGTCTAGGATCTGCTGGAGGTAAGCCTAAAGCTAATGTTATTGGTCTTATAATTTTGTTATCTAAAAATCCGTTTACAGAAGACACTGTAGCTTTTAAAGCAAAGCTAATTTCACCATACTCAATAGTCGGATACGATATTGAAAACATTTTTGCAGATACTAATGGTACCCACGGACTATTAAAAATATTATAAGATAAATTTTGATTAAGACCGTAAAAACAATTTAACGCAGATAAAAATACAGGGTCAGATTCAACTGCTGTATATTTTATTAAGTCGTTGGGGCTAGTGGTTCCTAGATCGTATGTTAAGAAATTAAAATCTGATGCGATAAATGTTGATAATGTGACTGATGTGGTTGTACCAGATATAGCAGATGTTGTTAGGTAGAAAGATAATATGTCAGTTTCTAGGTATTCTGGTTTTGGTAATAGTGTTGAAGAACTAACAGATACTCTGTATGAGTAAAAGTGTGGAGGATATTTTGTTGAAAATGTATTTGAAATTAATGCTGGGCCAGTTGCAACAGGTACACCAAAAGTATTAGCTGCACCGGAAATTGATGCTCCAGTTTTAGCTGGTTCATTTGTAAGCTGAATGGTCGGACAATCTACTATATAGTTAAGAGCTATGCTTGTACCTTCTATACCTGTTAAGGTGTTGACTGGTGTAAAAATTGTACCTTCTCTTTTTAAGAAGAAATTACTAAAATATCTGAAATTAGATGTATTAAAATCAAATACAGCACTTAAAACGCTAAATCCGGATTCACTAAGTCTGAAAGTGTTTATATTGGGCGGTATTCTTTGTATTAACTGGAAATATTGCCTTGTTGGGTCTTTATAAGGATCATAATTAAAAAGATACGATGTTCTGAAAGGGCTGTTGGCGTTTAAAAAGATTGGTGGATCAAAAGATAAATCAATAGCTTCTGATAAAAAGTCGTCTGGACTTATAGAATAATATTCTACATTATAAAATACTGCAGTTGAATCGGGACGTATACGACAATTTGGTGGTTCTAATATAATTGAAACGTATTCTGGGTTATATGTACTGGTAAAATCTATTACAGGTCTTAGTGTTTGTGTTCTACTTGCACATAGGTCATATGTTAATGTATATCCTGCGGGTACTACGGCGGTTACCGGCGGTCTTGACGTAAATCTTTGGTAAACATCATATGGAACTAAATCCATAGTTGAACTGTATGTAAAAAACGTAGATGCAGTTCTAACTACCGTACGAGTTGATAATACCCAATTACCGCCAGAGAATGTCAATCTTTCTGGTCTTAAACATATTCTTGTTGGGAAAATTAAATAACCAAAATAATCTTTCGAATCAAAATTAGCTCCGGGTTTTACATCTATTTGATTCATGTTATACAGAGGTCCTGTATTAAAATTTTTTCTTACAGAACCAACGTCCCATATTAGATAAGAATTTGGGTTAAAATCTAATTGTAAAAACCCTTGATCATTCAAGCCTACCTGACTGTCGATAAATGAGTAACCGTTTAAGCTGTTTATGCCTATAGGTTTAGTGCCTATAGGTAAAAATGCATTGTCTATTTTATTTAAAGTATTGTTTAAATAAAAAACATTATTATCTATAGGTAAAAATCCTAAATTCGGATCAATAAACTGTGTAGAAGGAGCAATGACAAAAATTTCATTAGGCCAAGTGCCTACTTGAGAAATAAAAAATGCCTGTCGAAATTGATTCATTATGTTTAATATTTAGAGCAAGGATTATAGGTTACACTCCAATAATTAACTAAAATTATGAAGTTGGGAATTGGTTTGTTGGTGGGGTAAAGTTTGTCGTATACCTTGCAATTCCTTTTGTGATTCTAAAATCGTCTATAAAACCATCTAACCCCTGAGTTGTTGAATGTGCGCTTGCACCTATAGTTATTCGTGATGTTGAACCTAAATTGGCGCTGTTAGTTACACTGAGTACACTATTACCGTTTACATATACTGTGAAACTATTACCATTTCTTACCAGAGCTAAATGGTTCCACTGGTTTAATGGGAAGTTGGAAGAAGGAGACCAGTTATAAGCAACATTTGCTATGTACAATGAATCTGTTGTAGTTGATTGTAGTCTGAGCATTAACCCGTTTTGATAAGGATTTATACCAGTACCAAGCTCAAATATACCATTCCAGTTTACTAGTGCTGTTGATTTAAATATCCACATTTCTATGGTAAAGTTTTGAGTCCCGAGTCCCAAATTTGGTGTATCACTAATTGACAAGTAATCTCCGCTGCTATCAAAGTATCCTCCATTATCTGGGCGTTGAGAAAATGGAACTATTGAAGGTGTGCCAAAAATCGATATACTATTTGCGCTTTTTGAAAAATCTTGAAAATTAGCGTTCATAGGAAGTAGTAATACTACATCATTAAAAAACGGATCATTTCTGTCTGACTTTTTAAATAATCCGTAATCATATCCAAAAATATCAGTTTTCCATTGGGACATTTTTCCTTTATTAACCAATAAATTGTCTATGCGATTTTTATAAGTTGCTGCTTCTAATTCTTTTCTAAAAGTTAAAGGATATTTGACAGGTTCATTCCAAGTTGCTGGATTGGCTGGTGTCCAGAATTCAAAAGAATCTTCTTGTCTAGTTATTCCGTAATAATTTTTATTTAAAATTTCGTAACTAGTTTGATAAGGTGTGAATTTTTGGTTTTCTTTGGTACCTAATATAACACCGGCTTTTCCGCAAGCACTATAAGGTTCTGCAATCCAATCATTGCTTATATTATAAGTTGTAATTGGTGATAGTTGGTCTTTTTTAGTTAATCCTCTATTTCTACTACTGTATTTGTTGAGGTCTAAAAACACTTCTTCCGCACTTGCAGCTTCTAAAATAGATACACGATTTGGGTCTATAAAGTTTTTATATCCTCTGCCTCTCCAAGTTGGAGTTCCTAAAGTATCTGGTACCATATATTCCCCTACCTGCCTTTCACTTACAGCTAAATGGGGATATGATATAGATGCTATAGTTGGATAAAATCTATTGTCTAAATTGGCAGAAGGTGTTAAAGGATTAATGATAACCGCGGAATTAAAAATTACAAAACTATTTTCACACCTATCGGCATAAAATAAATCTTGATTAAATTTAAAACTATTTTGTGCAAAGTAGTTATAGTAAGCTGGTTTAAATTGAGAATAACTTTCTAATGTTAAGGTGCTTGGTTCCATTGATGGATATGCTATAACATCAAGATTGTTTACTTTTAATAAATTTGCTAAATTGGAAACATCTTTATAAAACTCAATTTTATTCCATCTACGTTCTGTATCTGTAATTTTGATGTCTATGTATTCTTGCCAATTTAAGTTATTTGGCGACCTATTAGTATATTTTATTAAATTTCCGTTCTCTAACACTAATGGAGAAATTTCTGGTTGTTTAACTGGTACATAATCATTAAAGAATCTTATATGACCACCGAATGCCATAGATTCTTTATAGTAACTATTGTCTTCGTCGTATACATTATATGCGGTTCCCCAAAAAGGTTTTGATCCAAATCTAGAACCGTATGCAGATGCATAAAATGTGTTTGTTGTATAATCCCATCCATTGAGTTTTACATTAATTGTAAAATCTATACCGGTTTGATTAAAATTTGTGGAAGAGTCTACTGGGCTTGTATAAAAAACTCCTCCTTGGTGAGTATAACTTAAATAATCTCCGGGATATAGGATCATATCAGAAACTTCATTGGTCTCTATCCACTCACCAGTAGAACCTTTTATAGCCTTACACCAAGTTGGTTTAATTGGAGGGCAATCTGAAATAAGTTGGGCTATAAAGTTTGCAAAAGAATTGTCGTCTCCGTCATTGTTTAAAAGATATTGCTGTAGATTAAAATAAAGGTCAGAGTTAGTTGCAATTTCTTCCATGTTATTATTGAATAACCCTAATGTGCCTATATCTATTGAAATAATTTCTATTCCATTATTTTTTACTCTGTTAGCTGTTGTGATAACAGAATCTTGTTCTATATTTGCCTCGCCATCACTGAATATGATAATACGTTTTCTACAAGAATTGCGAGGTTCATTAACAGTAACAGAGCCAGCACCACAACTTGCTATGGTTACGTTTAATTGGCGACATAAAGCGAATAAATCATTATTTTCAATAGATTCTTCCGGTATTCTTGTTGTTAAAATTGCTTCAGCCAATAACAATCCATCTGTAATATTAGTTTTGCCGGAAGGAGATAATAAGGATGTTAATAATCTCAAAGCAAATGCATCTTGAGACAAATATGAAATTGTTGTTGCGTCTTGATTGAAAGCAACTAAACCTAATTGATGTTGAGCGTTTTGTAATAAAACATTATAAATTTGTTTAACAATGTTTTTAACAGTTTCAAAAACATATGTTTGAGATAAGCTAGCATCTAAAACAAATACTATATCAGAACAAGCACCATCACATAATAAAGAATTGATTTCTTTATAAGGATATTTTACAACCAAGTAAGGAGCTGTGTTTGATCCTTTACGTAAAGAAGTTCTATAATATGTATATCTTCTGCCAGTTTTTAAAACCATACGCGTTCCTGCGCTAGTTAACCATTTACCAGGACCCCATCCTACCTCTTCGTCTGAATAGAATTTAAATTCTCCTTCTCCTTTATCACCAGGATATCTTTGGTATCTATCATCTATACCGTCATCATCATAATCAACAAATTCTTCTGTACCTGGGGGTTGTACCCATCTAATATCTTTCTCATTGGTAGGAAAGTTAAGAGAAGGTTGTCCTATAAGTTCACCATATTGAGAACTTGGTTTTTTTGCTAATTGGAAAAATGCAAACTGAGGACTGTTGTAAACATTAAATCCTCTAGTGTCTCTCCATGAGTTTACTGCAAATTCATTCCCTAATCCTTGAGGGTCTGCAAATATAACATCCGCCATTCCATTGTAATCTGTAAAGACAGAACCTGCATGGCCTATAGGCGAGTATTTAACAGCTCGGCAATTACATTTTTCATACTGTAATGTTGAGTTTAAGGGTCCTGGGTTGCTAAAGTCTTGGTTTCTATAATAATTATGTGGACCGTTTTTTGTATACGGACAATCAGCACTATGAGAATATGCATATATTACTTCATCTGCGTATGTGTCAGGTCCACACCAAACAAAAGACATTTTAGTACCACTCTCGACTCTAAAATGTAATCCTAATTGAACTGGACCAGTTATAGGAACAGCACATTCTACAGCCGATGTATTATATACTTCTATAGTATTTTTAGTTGAATCTAAGAAAGATACATCACCTGCACGTAACCACGCAGCTTCTATTTCATCACCAGATCTTGAATCTAAACGATATATAACATCTGAAGTGCTAAACGATAAACCACCAACTGCACCCAACATTGCTATAGAAGGATCGTGTTCTGATAGTCTAGTTGGTAAATTATCATTTTCTGTTACAGTTATAGGTAAATTACCGTCTTCTGCTATTTTTGATATAGGCCATAAAATACTATTTGCTCCAGTTTCTATGGGAATGTCCGTTCTTATAAATCTATACAAATACGCTTGTTCTGTAGGGTCGTTTAAAGCATCGCTGTATACGTCTGGAATATCACTTCTTTTACCTTGTTTTAAAATATTATCTGCTTGATCAAAAAATATGTTAGAAAAGCCTAATCTTCTTAATTGAGTTTGATTTAAATAAACTGGATATGCAGCTGAATTAGGTAAATTGGTAGTATAATAGGTTTCTAATAATTGTTTTTGTTGAGAATAAGGTAGTAAATTAAATTGTTGCAAATAACTATCGTTAAAGGCATAACCATCCCAACCAAATCCTCTTGTAGATAATCTGAATCCTACAAAAGGAAACATGAATTCTTTTGTAGTACCACCAGGTAATGTTATTTGTATTTGTGTTTTTGAATTTTCTTCCGTAACTCCTTTCAACCATGCACCTTCAACAACTCCACTTTTGTCTGTAAAAATAAGATCAGAGTTGCTAAAATCTGTACCACCAGTTGCACTGCTTGATATGAAATTAGAATCATTTATTAATATAGGTTGAAAATAATTGTTAAAGTTATAAGGCTCTACTATTTGAGTACCGCTTGGCCAATAGAACCAATTGTTTCCATCTTGTAAATCTAAAGATAAAACCTGATCTGCTGTAGAAATTTCTCTTAATCTTATAGCAGTTAACCCGTAAACAGTTTCTCCTAGATATTTTTCTGTACCAACTATTTCATTTGTAATGGTTTGAGTTGCACCATATGTATCAATTATAGAAAAAATGTCATTTGTGTTTAACGCTGATAGATAATCGAAAAATACTTTAGACAATGGAGTAGGCGCTACTCTAGGCAAAAATCTAGAAGTTAATAAATTTAAGACTTCTTCATCTGTTAAATTAGGGTCGTCGAAGGGAGGTGCATTTAAAACATCTTCTAAGGATACATAATTTTGTATATCTACAGAAGGATCAGAATCATGGTAAGTTGAGGGGTCGTGCAATTCTTCAATTTCTATATAAAAGTTATCTTTAATAGCAGAAAGTTCTGGAAATATATTTTGAATAGGAAGTGCTGGTACTTGGGTTATGGTGCCTTCTCTTTTTGTAAACCCCTTTAGCATGTATTCGTATAAAAGAGTTTCTAAACCTTGATTAGAACCTATTAAATTATATTTGATTTTAGCTTGTTTAATTGCTTCCCTTTTAGCCGATAAAACTTTTGATATTTCTTTTAATTTGCGAGCAAAAAACGGTACAGAAAATATCAATTCTTCTTCGTTTGTATAATCTACATCTGCTAGAAAACGATCTTTCTCTGCTTGACCGAATAAAAAGCTTAAATCTTTAACTAATTGAACATAGTCTTGTTTGATGGCGTCTTGATTTCTAGATTTTTCTGTAGATTTGTTCTTATACCAATCTATTAAATATCTAGAATATTCTCTTTGTTCTGAACCGGGTATTATTGCTAATTGTCGGGCAGACCATTGATTAAAATTCAAAGGAACGTTACTTTCTGTGGAAGATGCCATTTATAATATTTAGATAAAGAGTACCAAGTTAAGGATTATAATTGAGTAAAAGTGACACATATGTTTAAACCGCCATTACCACCGAATGTATCATATCCTTCTATAAGAAAAATTTCATTTGGTTCTGCTATAAATTGATAATTGATATTACCAGCTTGGCATGCTGGACGATCGGGTAATCCGGATCTAAACCATCTTGTAGTTCCGTCTCCACGGGTTAGTCTTGCATCATCATCTGCACCACCAACAACCGATGCCAAAGCCTGAGAACCAAATATATTAACAAATATTTTACTACCTATAAAATTCCATTTATCTGGTGTGCATGTTGTAGGACATGGAATTGAAATAACACCACATGCTTGTAATCCGCTGGCAAAACTTGAAGTATAACATTGAACGTTTGTAAGGGGTTCATTTGTCAAAACACATTTATAGCCGTTTTTAACAACTCCTCCAGCTGTAGTAACTTTAAAAGGGTTACAAGATGCTCCGGCTGCTACACAAGCACAAGAGGTAGGACTAGACCAGTAACCGTAATATTCTACTGTTGAAGGATCGTCTGAAGTGGGTTCTTCACAACAGGAACATCCAACGCAAGGTATTTCTTCAAGTTCATCTGGTGGGATTTGTAATACCCCATTATTTGCTAAATCTATAAAAATATTATCAGGGGTTATTAAACTTTCTTGAGTAAAAGTATCTATAGAACACTGAGCAGGGTCATTGCTAACTATTAAAGGATAGTTTCCAGCTCTGGTTGTTTTATTAGGGGTTAATTGAACTTGTAAAAATTTCATTCTAATAAACCAAGTCCCTTATATAGATAATAAGAAAACATGGTCTCTAAAACTTTTTCTTCGCCAAGCCATTCGTGTTCTGATGATAAGGTCTCGTTTAATGTAGTTTGTGGGTTATCCCAATCAATGATCCCTTCAATTTGTGTATTATCTGAACCTGGTATAAATGAATAAAATTCATAATACTGATCCCATGTAATAGGATCTAAACCAATGGAAGTCGCTAACATATTTAAACTATACCCAGATAATCCGTATATTAAACCTGTAGGAATGTATTTATAAGAATTTAAAGATTTAGTTTTTAATATAACAGGAGTGCCTGCAGAAACGAAATATGTTGCTGTTGTAAGAGGTTCTCCTCTGTTTAAGACTCCCTTATCGCTTGGAACTGCAAAATTGTTTTGATTTAACAAACGACCACCCCATAATCGAGATTGATTAACGCTTGCTAAATCCATTAATCGTTTAATAGCTGGAGGATATTTAAGAATAAAATCATCTGTATCTAAATCAACTTGTTCAGCTAAACTATATAATTGATCTATATTACAATAATCTAAATCTGTTTGATTTTCGACAAAATTGGCAATCTTTTCATAACTCTCAACACCCAAATCATCGTGTTCAAATGGATATTTTCCGAAAATGGAACCTAAAAATGTATTAAACAAAAATGGGCTATCAATCAAAGAAGGCATAAAAGCCATTTTATACATTTGATCTGGTAGGTCATGGTCTTCATTAACTTTAAATATATCATAAGGATTAGAAGTATTAAAAGTTAACCAATTAGATTCACCGGTTAGATAAAAGGTTGATGTATTTGTTAAAGTATATTGTGGCAATTTAGTCGGACCATATTTATTAACCCATCTCCATCCGGACCAATCACCTTGAGCCTGTAATGATTTACTCCATACGTTATATCCTACTTGAGTAGATTCGTATTGATCATTTAAGAAATATGTAAATCCTTGAGGGTTTATGTAAAATCTATTTTCAAAAGCAAAAGTATTAGCATTTACAACATACATTTGATTCTCAACAGAATTGAGAACATATATTTTATTTCTTATATCAGACGCTATACCTTCAAATGCAGTTTCGTCTGTGTTATCAGCTGGATATATCCAATCTGGTATATTTGAGTTGATATCCCATCTATTACCAGATAGTTGTAAAGATCTAACTGTACTATTCCTATTATTAATACGACCTATCCAGTTATAGCTTTGGGTAAACCATAAATTTTGAGATACATCTAATGTAATATTATTGGGTGATCTAAAAGGTCCAAAAGAACTTATAACATTTCCTGTTGTGTCTCTTTTTTCTATAGTTCCTCTATCTCCGTAAGAAATGTGAGACACTGCAACCCAAACATTGCCATCTCTATCTGAAATTATATCTTGTGGATGATATTGAATTGGGTAGTTGTAATAGAATTGTAAAACACCATTTGTATTATACTTTATTAAAAATCCACTATAAGTGTTTGAATAGGTAACCCATACATTATCGTATATGTCAGTTTCTATACAGGTAGGTTCTATTAGGTTAACGTCTTCTTCTGTGGCATCATAAAAATAAGACTCTTGATCAAATCTGCTAAATTCTTCCATAGAAGGTAACATATTTGCTCCAGATGGTAGAGCATATCCAATAGTGTTAAGAGGATGTGCTGCGAAAAGAAAATTGCCTGCTGGATCGAATTTAAGAACTGAAACTGTATCATACAACGTCATCCAAATATTTCGATTACCGTCTAAAGCTATTGATGCGGGTGATACTTGATTTTGTGAGGCAAATCCAAGACCATTTTCTCTAACTATATTATTAATATCTACAGCACATAAAATATGCCCAGTAGTTGCAAATCTATATAGCATGTTCATTTCACCATCACTTGCCCACGCATGAAAATGAGGAGCTGGTAATGCTGCTATGCTATTGATTCCGTGGAATCCAGATAAAGACATAGGATCTTTAGAAAAATCTGGTTCTAGTATAATAGGAGCATCAAAAGCATGGACTTGTGCTAAATTTAAATTGCGGGTTGATATGTCACTTAAACTGGTTTGAAATTGATATTGAACTGTAGCGACCATACCGGCTTCTGGGTTAGATAACCATAAAACTGGATTAATATAATTTGCTGATATATCTGGCGTTGGTATAAAACAACCGGCTGTAATAATTGCAAATTGAGAAGAAGATGGATTTGAAGTTTCAAAATGTCCTTTATAATAACCAGGAACTTTATATCCAGTTCCGTCTGTCCATAAAATGACAGTCGAGGATGGTACAAAAAATGAACTTACACCAGTTAGAGTTACAGATAAATTAACTGCCTTATCATTGGTTAAAGGAAAATTGTGAGAGAAGTTGCTTTCTGGGTTGTATAATTTAACTCCATTGCCGTCTATCCATTCATCCGGATAATCACTTCCTTTATAAGCAGAATATATTATTATAGGATTTTTAGCTCCTACCCATCTAGGATTTGCATATTCTCTTAACCCGTTTTCTGTTATTCTTAGATATTGGGGAGGTCTCCAAAGTGATATATAAGGGCATATTGCTTCTGCTAAACTATTTGCAAATCCTGGCAAATCTTTATCTGTATTAAATCCGTCATTAAAACCTCTAGTGGCACTAGTTTGTAATGTTGCTAATATAGTTGTATAAGGTTGCTGGTTAACAGCTAAATCAAAATTAAATATATCATCAATAAAATAAAATTCTGCATATCCAGATACACCAACTACTGCTCCGTTAGGATCTATCTGCCCTTCCTTATTAACTTTTATAGGAGTGTCTGTAGTTTTGACACTTTGAATTATATTCCCATTTAAGTCTAAAAATTTCCATTCTGGTCTTAAAAATGACCACTTATTTTGCGGATCTTGATGTTGATAACTGCGAGAGTATTGAGCACCTAAATCTACATAATGATCACCTAAATAAGGTGAAGTTATGTGTACCCTAAAGGGATATCTATTATAGTGGCTAGCAAAAGTTGGTGGTGGCACGTAATCAAAATAAATTGATTCGTTTACATATAAATTAACTCTTAAAGAACTCGTATATTGAGCTAATGTAGAAGTTCCAGTTGTGGTTTTACCATAGACATTACAAGTAACTTTATAAATTCCCGGATAATAATAAATGTGAGCTGGATCTTCTACCTGGCTGTACGTACCGTCACCAAAATCCCATAAAATGCTTTGGACAGTTTCATTAACAGCCGGTACTGGAGTAGAATTAAAAGTAAATTCTGTTGCTCCGGCATAACCTTGAAATTTATTAACCGTGAAACTGACTTGCATGGCTTATAAGAAATTAAAATTCAACGGCTTTTATCGAAGGTTGTTGAGTGTTTATTTGAATATATTCTTCTAAATTGTTTATATCGTAGAAAATAGGATATTTAAAATTTTCAAATTGAATATTTTGAGAATATGTCTCAACGTCTTGATCTGGATATGTGTTATTCCATATCAACAATGTTATACCGTTATTATAAACTTGATAGTCTGATCTATAAGTTTGAATACTATTGACTCCGTCGATTTGTAATATATCTGCTGCTAATTGATATAAATCTATTTTTTGGCCTAATCTAGAAACTTTACGATTGAAATTGTTTCTTATAACCGATGCAACTTCTGATATAATTGAAGAGTCTGATCTTCTTGTGGTTAACTCTTTAGTTACTAATAATTTACTGGCTTCTATGTCAGCTATGGTTGGTTTTTGGTTTGGTGCTTGAACGTAAAAAGCTAAATTCATGTAAACTGGGTCCATGTTTACAATTTGAGAAGTTATAGTTTTGACTTCTTGTATGCGATCTAAAATTATTTCTTTTTGAGGAGGAGACAGGTACAATTGATTTTCGCTTTGTGGAACACTGTATACATATAAATTGTTAAAATTGCAACTATTTGCAAATTTAATTTGATTATATAAAATTTGATTTTGTGTTTGAGGATTTTTTAAACCTATATTATACAAATATTTTAAATGATTATTTAAATATGAATCATTATCCACTACTTTAACGTCTGCTATAAAACTACCAAAATTGGTTCTAAAATATGCTTCATAATCTTGAACTGTTACCAAACGAAATTGAGAACGGAATTTTTGTGGTGCATTTTTACGTAGAGAATCTACGTTTTCTTCTGGGACATATTCAGTTGACGGATATGGGTTTGAAAATCTTATAAAACCCATTTGTTGGGGTGATAAATAAGCTCCAAAAGATTCTAAGGTATCATCTAATATTTCATTAAATCTTAAAGAATTAAAAGGTACTACTACAGCGTTATCTAAAGCATTGCTTCCTAAAGGTCCTGCTGTTGGATTAATGTGCAGATAATATATAGCAACTTGATCGCTTTCATTTAATTTTTTACCGTTTATACCATCACCAAATAAAACCTCATATCTTTTGTTTTCATTAAAACGTGTTTCATAAACTTTATCATTACTTTTGGTAAGAAAAAGATCAGAAACTATATTCCACCTTTCCCACTTAGCTGCGTTTTGTGGTTTAACATATACAAAAATATTAAAATGGTCTATTTGGGTGTTGTCTGGTAATGTTAAATATATGACTTCATTTTCTATACCAGCTGCTACGTATGTAGGATATTCTTCAAACGCTCCTTGATAAATCAAGTAATTGTTTGATAAGCTGGTTATAACTTCTTCCTCATCTACATTCTTGGTAAATGAGACATCTTGATTAATAGAATAGTTTGTTCCACCTATTGTAACATAACTGTAACGAGGTATTGCATAATTACCAGCAAGTAAATTGCCAGAAGCGGTTAATCCAAATCCAACATTTTGAGTTAGTCTTCCTATAGGTTTGTAATTTAAAAGTTTAACAATGCGGTTCATGTTTTCATAGATTTGAGCTTCTGAAAACATACTCTCAGATGAGGTTTTGTTTAAATAAAATAAAAGTGTACTAAATGTATAACTTATAATATCTATCAAAGCAGATAGGTTTGAGCCTTGGTAATTTTGGTCTGTGAACACCTGACCTTGATTAAGACGGTTAATTATTACGTCCCTTAAACTAATTGGGTCAAAAGTTACGTAAGAATTTTTATTTGTTTCTACTATATATTGGCTCATACAATTGTTATATTATTATTAGATTCTATTTGGATAGAAAACGTTTGGTTTTCACCCATATTTAATAACTTATAGACAAATAACACTCTATACAAATTTTCATCTGGATTAGGTGTTACTTGTACTTTTAAAACTTCTACTCTAGGTTCAAATCTTCTTATGGATGTGTAGATCGTATCACCTATGACTCTGGCATTCAATTCATTAACAGACTCAAATAAAAATTGTTCTAAATTAGAACCAAACGCTGGTGTTAATAATTTTTGCCCAGGTCTTGTTGTAAACAAATTATATAAAGAATTTCTTATAGCGTCTGTATCTGTATCTGATATTATATCTGATGAATTAGCCGGTTCGTCTCCTACACCCAATTTGCGTTTAAGCTTTAAATCTAAATGTAAATCAGCATAAATGTTGTCTTCTAATGGGGTTTCTTTAGCTGGAAAATTGTATGGAGAATTCGTTTGACGCGGTTTTACTAAATTATCTATGTAAATTGTTGCCATATCCGGATAAATATTTAGGTCTAACATACTATATATGAATCAAAAATATAACAAATTTGAAACCTTATTTGAGACTGCCTTTACTCATTTTTCTAACGGTGGATTTAGAGAAGGCACTCCTATCACTATTAAACCGGAATTTTTAAAAAGTGATTACTTTAAACAGCACTATGCCGGTCATGAAAATTTTACGAAGTTTTTAAAAGAGCTAATAGATAATGAAGTTCTTTTCTTTATCAAGAGAGTTGTCGGAGACAGCTATGCAAATTACAAAGATTCAAACGATAACGAAGGTGTTGGGCAAACTTATCTAGTTTTACGTTGTGATCCTAGAACCGTTCAATGGCCTACAGAGATGGGTGAATTTACAGTACCTGGAAATTGGGATTATGTGTCTGTTAAAGACTATGGTATCAATTTACCACCGGTTGATGGAGTGCCTAATAAATATGAAAGGCCTATCGGCTCTAATGCCAAGGTGTTTAAATTAGAATCTGATTTAGGCAATCAACCTGTGGATAATATGTTACCAACTAAAAACACATCTATCCCAGCTTCACCTGCTGTAGATAAAAGATACGCTTAATTAAGACATTTTTCTAAAGCTAATACGCAGCAGAAAAAGTTAATTTCGTGATCTAACACGAAAGCGTCTCTATACATATATTCGCCTATTTCTAATACCATCATTTTTTTAACATTATCTGGTATTTGTGAAATATAAACAAAATCAAACATACCTCTTAATAATTGATGGTAGTCGTTATTAAAAAACTTTTCAGATTCTATAACATATTTTCTTATGTCTAATGAATTTTTGCGTTCTATTAAAGACTTTATAACATATTCACTTATATCATAAATGTTGTCGTTTTCTTTAATAATCAATTCACCGTTTATTGAAAATTTTTGTAAATCGTTTATGATTCGACGTAAATCTGGATATCTACTTTCTATAAAAGGTAATAGAAGATTTTTCTGATCTGGTGAAACCTTAACACCTTCTTCTTTAAGAATATAAATACATCTTTTTAAACAATCTTTTAAATCTGGATGCAATTTAAATAAAACACATCTGGATCGAATAGGTTCTATAATCTTATTAATGTAATTTGCTGTTAATATAAAACGTGTAGTATCGCAATATTCTTCCATTACATTGCGCAATATTCTTAAACTCTCACCAGTTAAACCGTCTGCTTCTTCAAGAATAACAATTTTCTTTTTACTATCTATAGATCTAGTTTGAGCAAAGCTAATGACTTTATTACGAATAGTGTCAATACCGTTTTCATCTGATGCATTAATATAAAGATATTGGCATTGTAGAATGTCTTTAACTATAATTTTTGCTAAGGTGCTTTTACCAGTGCCAGGACTTCCGTAGAACAATAGATTAGGAATATCTTCTTTTAAAGAAGTAAAATGACTTTGTATTTCCGGTGAAAGAATAACCTCATTTAATTTTTGAGGTCGATATTTTTCTACCCAAAGCTGATTATAATGGTTCATCTACCTGAGCTTCCAAATCCGTCTTCACCTCTTTGTGTTTCTTCTGCTTCTTCCGTCCATTCTGGTTCAATACATAGTAAAGGAAAATATGCAATTTGAGCTATGCGATCACCTTTGTGTACTTGATAGTCAGTATCTGAAAAGTTGTATAATTTGACGTCTAAACTGCCTCGATAGGGATTATCTATAACCCCTAAATGAGGTTGAATACCATGTTTAAATCCCATACCAGATCTTGGTAAAATTAAATACCATAAACCTTGAACAAATTTTCCCACTTTCAACCCGATAGGTACTATTGCTGATCCTTTAGCTGGAACTACTATATCTTCTACAGAGGTTAGGTCATAACCTGTATCAGAAAGATTCTTTTTAGAAGGCAATTCAGCATCTGGATGAGTTTTAATGAAGTGTATTTTAATAGGTTGAAAACCTGGTACTAATTGTTGTTCCATATTTTTATAATAATAACGTAAATTGATAAAAAGTCTAGATGTAATGTGAAATACACCCGATTTTTAATAAGTATTGATATCGTATATAGTTGTAATATAATATAAAATATGTCTGATTCAAATGAAATTGATGACATTGTTGAACAGCTTCGAGCAGATTCAGTACCAGCAAGTCAAAATATAATACCCATTAATACTGAAGAGATTAATAATCTTTCAGACGAAAATGTAAATGATTACATTTACAAGAAGACTGCTGAATTAATAGAATCTAGTTTAAATGCAGTACAAACATTAAAAGATAGTGTTGTAAGAGGAAATGATCCTCGTGAAATAAGCTCTTTATCTCAACTTATTAACGCTACATCAAAAGCCATATCAACACTTAACAGTATAAATTTACAAAATAAACAAAATAAAAACAATTTAGAAGTTAAAAAATTAGAAGTAGCTTCTAGAAATGATATGTTATCAAAACTCCCTCAAACTACAAATGTTTTGATAGCAACTAGGGACGAGATTATGTCGAAGTTATTCGATAAATCATCTGCGCCTAAGAAAGAAAAACTGGAGGTTTTAGACGCAGAGTTCCAAAAAAATGATTGAGCACTATTGAAGCTTTAATATTTTCTTTTTTATTTCTGATATTAGTATCTTTTATAATAAAAGAAATAAACAGACATTCTTAATCAGATTGTCTTTTATCTAATTCTTTTTCTAGCTCATTTAAAAACTTTGTATGGGCTATCGGTACGGTTTTGTATTGAAACCCGTATTTTCTTTGTTTTAAATCTTTATATACTTTTTTCAAATCCTCTGTTGAAATGTTTTCGAGATCGTTTGAAGAATCTTCTTCTGATGAAAACCTATCATTTTTATGGTGCTCAATATTATCAATTGCGCTATCAAATACTTCCATTGCTTCTGGGTTTGATTTATAACCTAATTTGGTCATGCTTAACCAATTATAAACTCTATCATAGTTATGTTTGTTAGGATTTTCTTTTAAAAAATTTAAAACATAATAAACCTTTTCTTTTACGTCTTTAATTTTTCGAGCATTAACTCTAACTATCTGCCATGATATGTTAAATTTATTACTCTTTTCTGTTATGTAATTTTTAAAGGTCATATATAGATTTACTTAGGTTGAAAGAATGGTGGAACCGGTCTTTTAGTCCATGTTGCATTAACAACCTTTTTACCAAATTTAAAAGATTGTTTAGCTGCATTGTAATAATTGTGATATCCTTGTATTGGATCCCCAGGAACAATACATTGTGGATATGATACTCTAAAACATTGTGGGTGTTCTGTTAAACGACCATCCGGCAAATTAGGAAAATTTTTATAACACCATTCAATAAAAGATTGTGTATAGTGAACATCTCCGAAACGATATGTGTATTCTTCACTTAAAGCTTCTATATGTCTTAAAGCCCATTTAAAATTAATACGATTTTCTCTTACCCATTTAGACATTGGATGATTGTAATGTCCGTGCACTCTAGGTGTACCTTTTTGGGTTCTTGGACAATCATCTTGGGCCAATCTTTCTAAAGGGTACGCAGCAGCTAAAAGCTGTGAACCTTCAATAATAATTTTATTAACGTGTAGGTCTTGGTAATACCTAGCAGCTTGAACAGGATCTTTGTCTAGAATGAATAAATTCACCTTTATATGTTACATCATTTTTAAGGTAATAGTCAAGTAAATTCTTTATTTTTTTAGTTCTTTCTTCAACCGATCCTGTAACTGTAACGTAATTATTGCCTCTTATTTCTTTGATTTTATCTAAAATAATTTCATCTATTGCTTTTTGAAATTCTTTATCCGTTTGCCTAACTCCATCATTTTCGATATCAAATTCAATGGGTATATAAAACACTTCCTGATATAGAGGTAGAAAAGTGTTTACTTGAGTTAAAATAGCATCATATACATTGTGATTTACTTTATTTTGATTATACAAATATTCCGTATATGCGTAACCATCAATAACACTGCGATCAGCAAACCAATTGTCCTCACAAAAAACCGCAACATGGCTACTTTCTACTATCATCTGAACTACATCATAGTTGTCTCCTTCTTCATTAATTGCCATTCCTGCCTTTTTAATTTTTCTCGCAGAAGACACATTAAAAAGACATTTAATATCTTTAAAATCCAAATAATCTTGGAGAGCTTGAAGAAGAGTTGTTTTACCTACACCATGTGATCCTGTTAATGCAAATCTCATTGTTATATATTAAGATATAGTATAGATAAATCAATACAAAAAAATTACCTACCCTCTTTCGAAGGTAGGTAATGTGAATGATGCGAGGACCTATTACAGATAGAGTCTGCCGTTGTCTTGAGCAACATTGGCTGTACCTAGACCGCTGACGATGATTACGTGGTAGTACAATGAAGCGCCGAAGATGTAATCTACGACACCATAACGGGTCATCAGACCAACACGTGGGCTGAAGTCGTTAGGACCGATTGTACGCTGAATCATGACAGGGATGTAAGGGCAGTATACGATACCTGTATCGTAGTACTCTGTGCCTTTGTAACCCAAGAGAGCATACTCTAACGCTGTTGAGCGTTGGCCTGCGAGATATTGAGCATCTGTACGAGTGTCGCGGTAGACTGTGAAACGACCACCAAGTGTACCAACTTTGGCGATGCCGGTTGGTTGTGTGTTGATGTTGCCGTTTACAGGCATCCATTGAAACTCTGGTAACATCTCAAGGATTGCGCAAACGCGTGGTGTAGCGATAATGAAATTAGCGCTGCCACGGCGGTTACGAATTGCGATGCGATTAGCCTCAACAATTACCTTGCTATAGAAGTCACGGTTACGCTCACCGAGCCAACGTGCGTCAGCTGATGCGGCGTGCCAGAAGCTATATCCGTTTACGGAACCTGCATTGAGAGCGACTTGGATCATTCTGATGACCATTTCGCGGTCGATTTCGGCCTGAATTTCATAGCTCATGGCGTTTGTTAATTCAGAATCGATGTCGAGACCGTTCATGTTCTTCAAGTCTTGCTCGAGTTCAACGCTCCAACGAGCTGCGAGACGGCGTGTGCCGGCTTCAACTGCTGTTTTGCTGAACTCAACTGTTACTTGAGGAATGTTTCCAGTTAACTCGAATTGGCTGAGGATAGCTGCAACACCTTGGTCGTTACCAATGACTTGGAAGTCACTGTTACCGGAAAGTGCTGATGCGCTAGTACCTGTGAAGCGTGTATCGAGTGTTTGATAACCTAGTTCGGCGCCATTGTTTTGACGAGGTATAAGATTGTCTTTGCCGTAATTTACGGGTCCGAGTGAATTATAACCGTCAACACCTGTGCCACCAAGGCTGTCTGTCTCATAGCGATAACGTAATGCAAAGGCCAAACCTACAGGGCCACTCATTGGTTGGACACCGACGATCTCATTCGTGATTAGCTCAGGGAATGTACGACGAATCATTGGTATTAAAACCTTTGGTAAGCGTGCATCACCTGTTGCGTATGTGTCACGTGATGTGATGTTGCCTGGGGGTGTATAAACACCACCAATAGATGAACCTGATCCGAAAGATCCACCGTTACCGGCGAAGTTTCCAGATTCTTCTAAGCACCAACGCTCTTGGTTTTCCATCAGCATGGCTGTGGTAACGCGAGCGTGCTCGTCTTCGATAGGACGGACTTTGTCACTTGAGTAATCAAGAACAGGAGCCCATTTCTCTAAAAGTTGAGCGGCGCGGCCTTTGTCGATAAAACCAGGGGCTGGTTTGACATTAGACATATTATTTTATCTCCTTATGGATAAGCGTTCGGGAAGTGCGTATTTGCCTTCTCCAACCAATTAAAAGGAATTATTTTCCTTTCAAAGCTGCTAGATATTCGTTCACAGGAGCTTCCTGTGAAGAAGATTCCTCAACTACTGTAGGAGTTGCTGGCACTTTGGCATCTTTAGAGATGGCTGATTGCTTAGCTTCTTCTACTAATTTAGTTGATGTTTCGGATTCTTCCCTTTCGAACATCTCAACGACATAATTAAAATTCTCGGTAATATAATCCGGAGTTTTGTCGCTCAATAGTTTTGTTACAAAATCTTTTTTAGCATTTGACATGCCTTTTGTTTTGTCTTCTAAGATTAAAGAAGAATTTAAAGATTTAACTTTCTCTTGTAACTCAATGTTTTGTTTATAAGATTCATTAAGTTGATTTTGAAGCTCATCAATTTTTTGTTTGCCTGTTGTGATGATGCTTTTTACATTTTCATTAAGAGTTGCTGGGTCAAAAGATACGATTTCACGAATCTTTTGAAGTTGCTCACGAGCTGTTGTATTGGCTACAGCTTCATCTAATTGTGTTTGAGGAATTTTTTTCTCAAGATATAAATCAAGATAATTGCTCAATTCTTCGACAATACGATTGCTGTATGACTCTGCTTTTTCGTTGAGAGCTTTACGATAAAATTCTACAAGCTTTTCTAATTTAGCTGTGTGGTTTTCATTGATAGCATCAACAACTTGTTGAAGTTTTTTGGAGTGGTCTGTATCAATGGCTTCTAATAGCTTTTGAAGTTTCCCCGCGTGATCTTCGTCTTGTTTTGTTAAAGCTGATTCTAATTCGAGTTTGACTCTTGAATCTGATTTCTCTGTAACAGCTTGTTCAAATGCCTCAGCAATTGCTTTGGCTGTTTCTTCGTTAAGAACGGTTTTGTCTACTTTTTCTAGTATTGCGGAGATGTCCATATATTATAGATTTATTTATTCTTTTTAGTGGCCTTTTTAGCAACTTTTTTCATTTCTGCCTTTGCTTTTTTAGGCTCCATCTTTTCTGCTGTTTTTTTGATACGGGTTTTAACTTTCTCCGTAACAATGTTATCTAAAGTATTATCTGCCTCAGAATATTTTTTTTCACAAATCTGAGCCACGAATTTAGAAATAAGGGAACGTATATTCATAGTATATATATTATTTATCTTTATTTTGCCCCATTATAATGTTTTAAGAGCATTGATAAAAGTTATAATTTGTTCTTTAAGAAATTCTTCCTTACCTTTAGTTGGTAATTTGGATATGTTCTTTTCGAACGTTTCAAATACTGGTGCAAATTCTCCGTTTTCATTTAATGTCCATTGTTTGGATTCAAGGATACCATTTACAAATGCAGATGGCACAGAAGGATCTGCAACAACATCTATTGCAACGAGACGAAAATCTTCTACTCTATCCAAACCGTCAGATTGTGGAACTGGTCTACCCAAAGCTCTGCTTGATACACCTAATCTAACACCATCTAAAACTAAAGCTCTAACAATGTTACCCATTGGTGTTGATAATACTTTTGATTCTCCTTCATAAATGTTACCATTTTCTTTGAGGTCTGTAACAATATGACAAACTCTTTCTAAATTAATTTCTGGGCTTTGTGGGTGATTGAGTTCACCAGTTGATCTTTGAGAATCTATCATTTCTTTTTTGTAGCGAGCCACTTCCTCTGACATTAAATCTTTTGGATAAATTCTTTTATTTTTGTTGGCTTCATTGGCCATCAAAAATGGACCTTTTATTTTTAATATTGAAGGAGATGTACGATTTTTTTCTTCTATGACGTAAGAAACTTCATAGGTTGGTTCCTCTACTAAAAGACGGTAGATATTAGAATGCATATTTTATTGAAAATATTTATGGTTGAAGATGTCCAACTCAACGATTTATATTCTTTTCGGTTAACACTAAAAATTCATAACCTCTTTTTTGAGCCCATTCTTTTGCAGCTTCCCATTTAACTTGATTCAATATATATTGTCTATTTTCATACATTAATGTTGTGGGTTTTTTATAAGGTGATAAAAGAGGTTTGATAGTTTGTTTGAAAGGTTTTACTTCTATTAATAATTTTTTAATTTCACCTTCTTTAGTTTTTAAATTAACTATGAAATCAACAAAGTATCGATGACTCTTTTCATCAATTGGTGAAAAATAAGGAATAACAACTGATTCAGAACCCCAAGATATAACATTATTATTATCATCAAACCATCTCATCACTTTTAGTTCTAAACTAGAACGATATAAAATAGGATATGATCCTCTATATTTATTAATGTTTTTAGGTTTAAATTCTCCTTGAGAATAATTGGGATGTCTCTTCCCTAATTTTGTTTTCATTAGCCAATAAAGAAACGAATAGGTTCTCTATCAATTTGATCACTTGTTATTTCTTTTTCTAATTCGTCTTTTTCTCTTTCACCTTGTCTTAATAAATCTGCGGCATTGACTTGTTGACCACCAAATAAATTTGTTCCTGAATATTTTCCGCGAACATGCCCTATGGCTATTTTTGTTTGGGCTAATGTGTATCGATAAACCCATAATTGATTTACTAAATCTTTAATAGGTTTTTGAACCTTGGCTCCGATTAATCCTAAATAGCGAGATGCTTGTTGGCTTGGTTCTGGGATGATTTTTAAAATTTGAGTATCCGGATTAAAACGCAAATATGGCATCATTCCTAGAAGTTTTTCTCGAGTATCCAACCAAGTTTTAAGAGCTTGCCAAGTAATTAAATCATATCCCATATTACCTAATAAATGACCGAAATATGCTTGTTGAGCTATCGTATTTTCTATAGTAAAAAGAGTGTTAACACCAGAATTGTTACCTTCTGCAAATGAATATACATCTATAACTTTACGGTAATCATCTAAATCAAAATCATATCCAGCACTTAAACTTGCTGCCATTGTGTCTGGATTTGATGGGCTATACATATCTGGTGTAATACTGAATAGTCTATCTAAAGGTAAACCAACTCCAGGTATATATAGGTCAGAACGGAAAACTAAAAACTCTTCTGTGACACCAGCAAATTTGGTGAAGTATTCAATAGATATGTCTATAAGTTCGTAAATTTGTTCACTACTTATTTCTATTTGAATAAGAGGTTCTCCTAATGCTCTACGAACTCTTTGAGCTAAAAGGTCATAACTTTTAATTTTAGAATTAAAAGTGGTACTACCGTGAAATTTGTTAGGAAGAACTGATGCCATTTAATATATTTACAATAAAAGATGAGTATAAGTTTTATTTTTTATATCTTATTATAACTACCCCACTTCCTCCTCTTCTACCGGTAGCTTCCCGGTCTCCGGTTCCACCTGCACCTCCTCCTAATCCGTCTGTTCCGTTAGTAGCTGTAGAAGCACCAGAACTTCGGCGTTGACCGTTTCCTCCACCTCCTAACCCACCTGATGCTGACGCAACACCTGCTGTACCTCCACCTCCGCCTCCACCATAATAGACAAATGTGCCTCTTATATCTGTTAAAATACCGTCTCCGCCTTTACTACGAATCGCTGCATTGCCGCCATTACCTGGTTGTGCCGCGCCACCTCCACCGCC